ATTCGTATGGGTTTATCCATACGAAATCCATGGCAATAGCTGTCTCTTTCCATTCTCATTAGTTGTTACCTGTAGGCCATAGTTCAATGCCAACATCACAGGTCGTATCGTCGGTAATAACGCTTATTGTCCCACCAGCAAATACTGTTCTTTGTCCTGGGTTTAGGCTTGATGTAGTAGCCGCAAGTGTTGCTCCCGCCGGAATGGCCGCTGTGGCACCTGAGAAGTCCACGTATAAGTTTCCACCAGGTTGTGTGCTAAATGCCGCAATCCAGGTTGCATGGCTTGAAGGGACAGTAATACTTGTGGCATTGCCGTTTGTGAGCGTGGCACTATACTTTATTGATGCGTCAAGTGGTGCATAGGCGTTGTACCCTTGCATGTCACGACCGAATATTAATTGTCTAATAATTGACATCTATTTATCTCCGTATGTTTAAAAATTCCCTTAATTTCGACACGTTCTCGTGTCGTGTTAAAAAATCACAGTTTTATAAACATGTTGTAAAATGATCCAGGTTGTGTAACGTTAAAGGGTGTGCCTGCTGGAGTATTGGCTGCTGTTAAAAATCTGTTTGGGGTGTCTGGCACTAATACAGTAGTTGCAGCGCCTATAGCAACATCGCTTCGTGTTGCGCCTGATTGGGTTGAATTTACGAATGCATGGGTATGGGCTGCCACTTCTGCGGCCAATTGGGTGTGTGCATATTCGCCCTCTGAACTGCCCGTAAGCTGCAAATAAGCCGTGGTTGTTCCTGTTCCTGGAGTTCCGAACCCCACGACGGTACCCGCCATAGCTGCTGCAAAAGATACGGCCACCTTGAATGTAGTGGCGCTAATGGGTACTACGTAATATACGAAGTTTGCAATAATGTTTGAATTTAAAGCGCCTCCTGTATTTTGGAACGTAACTGTATTTCCAAGAAACAGGTTTAGTAAATTTGATGCTGAAGTAGTGAAAAGTAGACCACTAGAACTAGAATCCGTTACCACTGAAGATTGGCCTACTATGGTAGGTGTTGCTGCAAGCAATGCACTTAATGGGACTGAACCAAGAAGGACTTTTCCTATCATGCGCGTAATGGCAAGATGCCTATTTGCATTGAAGTCAGTAATAGCATTTGCACCATAGTTGGTTGCAGATCCAGCACTTGTATAAAGCTGGCATATGGGGTTGGAGTTAGAGCCAGAGTCATAAGGCTGTGCCAAGTTCCAAAGCATGCTGAAAAGTTGCCAGGTATCTGAATTTGCACGTATCGTAGCATTTGATGATGGATTTCCAATTGTGCCATCGTTCATTGGAACCCAGCCATATATCCATTTTTGGTTTGAGTTATAAAATGGGTTTACGCTTACTCTGATGTCGCCTGTACGTGGGCTATTGATGATTGAATCAACCTGATCATAGGTCTGATAATCATTGTTCGGGATGATGTTGTTTGTGAGATAAATACTGGGCTTTGTAAAGTTTACAGTGGCAACAGCATTTAAAGGCATTTGCACTTGTAGATATAAGGCATCATCAGAGCCCTTTCCTAATGTAAGACCTGTGGTTGCAGGGAATACCCCTGTAAAAGTATATGTCGTCCATGTGGTACTTAATGCAATCTGCCCTATAATTACAGGGGAAGGAGCAGATGTTCCAGATCCCGTATCTTGAAACATATAAAGAGAAATTGTTGCAGGAGTAGCACCGCCATTTTGTGCTTGTATTGATACCGTATATTGCTGGTTTGCAAGGGAGTTAACGTGTAGTGATATTGGAAATTGATAACATTTTTGCGTATTGCCCGTGTTCGCACCAGAACAATCATGAGAAAGATAATATTCAGTGGAAACAAAATTTGTTACAGGAACATTGCTTCCCAAAGGAAACGGTATAAAGGTAACAGCATCCGTGCCGCTCGTATTCGTTTTAAAGAACTGTATGTCGGGATATTGAAAACCATCGTGTTGGCTCGGTGCGACCACAATCTGCGTTGAGCTACTTAAGTTGACACTGGTGTTTGAAGAACCAGGCGCAAGGTTGTTGGGCTGAATATTCCTATAAAACCCACCATTAACAATAAGATTATTAAAACTGTCCGTAGTTGTAACATTTCCCCCACTTCCTGGAACAAAGGGGAAGTTAGCCCGTGTTATCTGGTTCGTTTGGGCATGGTTTACAATGGTGATAAAATAGGGGTCTTTGACGGTAGAATCTGTTTCGCTGAAAGGATAGAAAAAGGGTATTGTGTCCACACCGTTTACATCGCAAATAGTGCCTGCGGCGGATAGGGTCAATGGATTAGGAAGTGCTGTATAGGTATAGGCACCAGGCGTTCCTGTTTGGTAGTACCAGTTTTTAAGCGTTGTACGGCTGTTGTCGTGGTAGCATGTAATGATGCCTGCGGACATGGCGGTACCATCTTTGTCTACTAGAAAATCTTGAAGCATTGGTGCTGCTACAAGTAAATTTACGTTCCCTGAAAATGTTGACATATAAGTCCCTTAATTCATTTTTCCGAAAGTTTGTTTCCAATATATGTGCCTAATGCCGATGCCGTACCTAGTGGCAATGACCATGCAGTAGTTTTGCCAATAACTGGCAATGCCCTTTTTATCCTCTCAATTCTTTTTTTAGATTTATCTAGAGCTTCTTCTGCCCGCTTAACAGATTCTTTAGATGCGTTCTTTTCTTTGGAAATTCTTTTAAGATCGCTTGATAGGCGATTCATGTTTACTATTTCTTCTTGCAGTTGCCTATTTTTTATTATTTGTTCTGTTATAGGAGCATTGGCCTCTGCTTTTTCTAGACCTTGTTGTGCCTCACGCTGTAGTCCCATGAGCCTAGATACTTCAGGGTGTATGCTTTGATATTGAGACAATGTTTCATTAGGGTTTAACAATGACTCAGGCTTTGATGCAAACTGATCACCAATAGCAAGCCGTGTGTATTCAGGGTTTTTTTGTATCATATTTCTTAAGATGTCATTTCCCTTTGTGGTTCCTGTTAAATACTCAAGAACATTTCCTCCATAGTTACCGTGATGTAGCATTTGCTGATACATGGGGTTTTCATGAAGGGGTGCTACACGTGTTGCATATTCATGGTTTATTTCATGAAGCTTATGGATTGTATCTTTAGGAAAATGATCATTTATTGTTTTTTCCATGTTCTCATAGGTTTGTTTGGTTCTGTTGGCGCGCTCCATCCATAGGTCATGAGCTTCTGGGGTGATTCCATGAGAATAGGCTTTTGATCTTTGATCTCCCTCAAGCTTTCTCAATGTTCTATATGCCCTAAAATAAGCCCTACCGTTTACTAGCTTGCTTTTTGATGAAGAGTGGGTTTTTGCAGCTACTTCTTTAAGTTGCTCCTTTGCCTCATCGGATATATTAGGGTTTTGATTAAGATAGCTCTGAACCTCTTTCTCAACTGACTCCATGTCTGTAGCACCAGGGACTTCAATTTCCTTAGGAAGGCCAGATTCTAATGATTCATACTTGTTTCCTATCTCTTCTCTAATTCCGCCTTTTCGAACCTCCCTAGGAAATCCTGTCTTAGGGTGTGGCTCCATAACTGGGACGCCCTCTATCTCATTTACAATGGAGCGAGAAAGGTTCTGAATATTGTTCTTTCCTTCACCCAACAAGTTCTTTAATGCATCGCTTATATTTTGTGCGCGAAATTGTGCTTCGCCTACTGTTTGTTCTCCTGGGAGCATTTGATACATTTCTGGCTTTGCGTGCGTGCTTAAAAGGCGACGTCCTTCCTCTAGTTCTTTGGCTTTGTCTTTGGCCATAAGGTCTAGTCGTTCTTTCTTTTGTTGCCCGAACAAATGTGATGCAAGGTTTTGTGCTTCTTTCTCTTCTTGCTCTTTTGCAAGAAATTGAGCATTAGCGTCTAGAAGAGCTTGCTGTTGGGGTTTTGTTCTGTAGCGGTTAATACCTTTAAGTGCTGACTTTATGGCTCCCTTGGCAAACTTAGGGACAAGAGGCAATGTTGTTGCAATTGCCGCCTCTTTCGCACGTTTACCAATTCCTCCAGGGGTTGTTGCGGCCGTACTTCCAAACAAACCAGCCAATGCACCTACAGGACCTCCGAATGCACCACCTGCAAGTGTTGCAGCGCCAACCGGTATTCCTTGCCCTATAGTTTGTCCAACACTTCTACCAAGTGATGCGCCATACTCATTTGGTATAGGCATTTCTTTAAATTTACCACCAGTCAATCCTGCATGGGATCTTTCAAGGCCTTCGTATACGCCTGGAACAACTTGTTCTAATGCAGGAACAACACCGAGGCCCGCTGCCTGCCCTGTTCTTTTTAAATAGGGAAAATAAGGAGCAATGGCTTCTCCTGCGCGCCCTCCAAATTCAGATAAAACCTGCTTTTTTTGCTCCCTTGTTCCCCTGGATATAAGGCCTTGCAATATATCTCCAAAAGAAATATTTTGGTTTTCCTCCTCCTCCGGAAATAAAACAGAGTTATTTGGAGTATCTTCTGGAAACAAGACAGTATTATCATTTCGCATTGGCATGGGTCCTTATCCATTGTCGGAAATCATTAGCGCTCTTAACGCCTGCCTTTTGCGCTGCCATTACAACTTCAGGGGTCGTATGAAATCGATTTGCGGCTTCAATAACATTGTTCATGTGTTTTTTAATATGTTCTGATGTTACACCTTTTTTTTCTGAGGATTTTACAGTTGGTATGGCAGGCAATTTACTAGACACGTTAAAGCCAGTGGATAATATGTTTTTTCCAGAGCTCGCAAGTTTGTTTAGGTAGTTAATCGTTTCACGCGATCTCTTTTCAAAGGCATTTCCTGATTCACCGCCCCTAAAATCTAATTGCCTATCAAGCTCATCTTGGCTAATGGTGTTGGTTTCTTTTAGGCCTTGTTTTAGTTTTCCTTTTAGGTCTTCAAATTTGGCAGCTTTCTCAGCCAAGTCTCTCCCACCTAAAAACTTTTCAACGCCTTTGCCTGCTATCTTTCCAGCACCACCTGCAAGCCTTGACAAATCTGTTCTTACAATTCCTGCATCTGCTAGTTCTTTACCAAGGGTTATATATTCTTCATATAATTTTCCAAGCTTTGTTGTCCCTGAAAGAATGGCTTGCTGCCTTTCAACCTGAGTACCTGTGGGCGTGGAAACAACATTTCCCGACTTGGTTTTATGAACAGTACCAGGCTTGTATGATGACTCTCCAAATTTGCTTGTAAAATGTTCCCCTGGCTCTCCTGGTGCAAGGCCTTCTTCAATTTCATTTGGGTTCGGTGGTGGGTTAAAATCACCAGGCCTTTCTTGGATAGCGCCAATTCCTTGCTGTGTTTGCTGGGTAGCCCCACCGTTAGGTGCCTTTGCGTTTCCTGCTGGATTAAACACCCCAAGTCCTTCAAGAGATCTGCTTATATAGTCCGCTATTTGATGTTGTTGCATTGGGTTTAATGCAGAAAAAAAAGGGCTTGCTGCTAATGTTGCTAAAGGAGATATTGTTTTATTAAAAATAGATGCTTGTATTGTTTGAGGCAAATATGCAGCCTGCATCCCTTGGCCATAACCATGCAAAGCATTAGACACAAGGTTTGCAAAAGGGTTTACCTCTTGTGGTTTTAAGGCTCGTGCTTGTGAAAATGTAAATGTCATGAGTCAATCCTTAAAAATTAAGACCAAGGTAAAAATGCGCCTAACAACCCAAGACCCGAACCAAGGCTAGACCATAATGAATTATTGGCCTGGTTCTTTCCTGCTTGGCCTTCATAAGCATAATTGCCTTGTTGCGCAAGTGTTTGGGCTATTGTGTCAGCTAAAGATTGACCTGCCGTTAAGCCACCGCTAGCTAGCCCTTGCTCCCCCTGAAGACCTTGGCCATAAAGCCCTGTCGCCCCTTTCAGGTAGTTGTAATAGTCTTGGTTTGCTAAATTAGTGCCCAATTCCATGTTACGTTGCTCATGCTCAGGGCTTCCTGCCATTCCTCCAGCTGCCGCTGCATGCCCCGCGCCCTGCAATGCTTGTTGTAAAGCAAACTGAAAACCAGGGGATTGATGAAATGACTCCCCTATTTGGTTTAACTTCCCACCAGGATTTCCCAAAATCTCATCGTATTGTCCTTGAAGACGTGGCAACGCATTTTGACCATATGCAGAATAAGGATATAAATACTGCATGGTCTGCCCTGGAATTTGGCTTATAAATTTATTAGCTTCATCAGCAGGATTTTTTTTATTTCCAAAAAGCATTCCACCAAGTCCACCTAGTATGTTCCCAGCACCTGACCCTATCCCAAACTTTTGCATGTCCGTAAATGCCATGTCTTTGTCCTTAAGTAATCGTAAATGTCCACCATTTGACCGCAGTCACGTTAGGCGGTGTTGCCCCGTCATAACTAATAATAAATATTTGCGGTGCCTCAATAGTAGAGTTGTAAATAGTTTGCCCGCTTATGTCCTCTACTCCTGGTGGCAGCGGTGCTCCTATATAAGGCGTATATTGCGTTGTCGTTATGGCAGCCTGTGTGCTAGTTAGCGAAGGAAACAATATTCCTGTGTTCTTAAAGTTCTTCTGCAATGCCTGAAATAGGCTTGCGAGCCCTAATGCCCAAAGGGGGCTAAATTGTCCGTCCTTGTCAACGGTAGGCGCTTCACGTGGCAGGTCTGGGAATATCGCTTGTGGATTTTGAGTAATTGGCATCGTTATGTCCTCGCACTCACAAGGCCATCAGTGGCCACAAAGCGCCCTAAGCCCCAAAACTTAAATTGCGGAACAAAGTCATTTGCAATGCCAATCTGCCACCACATTAGACGGTTTTTTCTATGTCCAATAGGAGGCAGGTAATATGCCCATTCGTTTCCAAATGTTGCCCCACCATCAGTTGAAATGGATAGGTCTACATGTGGCAATGATAGGTTTGATGTTCCCGTATTGGCCCTTTGTTGTGCAATAAGCCATGCAGATTGCGCCGCGTTTGTTTGCTGGGTCACGAAGAACGTTCCATCCTGTGCAATGAGCGGCATATCATCTTGTGTTACAAGCCTATCTGATTTTCCTTGTGTGATTAGGATGTTTCTATCCTGCGTAATAAGGATGATTTCACCTAAGTCTTGTTGTTGGTAATCAGTCTCACCAGACTCAATGGTAAAGCCTAAGTCATTTATAATTTCATAGCACTGATCAGGGGTGCGAACGTTCGCGCAGGTACGAATTCTGGGTACTTCATGTATCTCTTTTACACCTTGGCTATTCACGTCTTGGTAGGTGTAAAAGGTCGTATCAAAGGCATATAGGCAGCCCGTGTTCTTAGAAACAAAATAATATTGATTGTTGAAGAACGCGATTTCTGCGGCAATGAAGTAATTTAAGTTCTGATCGCATGCGTGATAAACCTTGTCTGCGTTAAAGTCATAGAACAAAGATAGGTTGTCGCTATAGAAATTAATATGGTAGAAAAGATGGCCATCTTGCCTGTACAGGAACCCTTGAGAATCTTGTGGGTTTTGCAATGTTGAAAACAAAAAATCTATGCCATCAGTGGTTATCTTCTTAGGCATGCCACCATCGCTATAAACGATTATGGGTCCTGATTTCTCATTCTGAGCAAGCCACACTACAAACTCATCCATGTAAGCCACAGTAGCAGGGCTTAGGCACCCGTAGTCTATGTTGAACTGGTTAGTTCTTTGATATGGAAACCCTTGGGCGCCTGTATCGAACCATGCTTCTGTGACTATACTTCCCATGACAAATATCATGTTGCCCTTAGAAGGGAAACGAACAACAGCCTGAACGTTATCAGGTTTCGTTTGTAAGAAACCAATGCCCGCATTTGTAGATGGCCATGTTGTTCCATCATTTGACGCAGACAACCTCCAAGTATTGTTCGCAGGAGGGGTAAAGTTAGCATCATTGCTTGCGGCCAAAATGAAATACGTGTCATGAAATGTAAGATATCCTGGAGTAAAATTAAGTGCTACAGATCGAAAACTAGGCGTCAATGTAGGGTCATATAAGTAGAACGCTGTTCCGTCTGAAATTCCTATCTGAGGCTTGTTGTTCTCAGCAATGTATACAGGCCCTGTTGATGTTTGTAATGTTCCGATAGGAATGGCCTGAGAAAAGACTACACGGTTCATTTGAATGTTAAATTCTATATTTACAAGGTATGCCTGGTTTCCCATTACAGTTACTATTCTGTCAAACTTAGTGCTGGTGAATGCTCCCCTGCCCTCTTTTGCATTATTAAAATTTGATGCCTCCATGGCTATTTGGTAGCCGGCATATGGAACCATGAACTTGTCACTCATGAACATGTTGTAGGTTTTTTCTATGCTTATTTTTGGATAGCGACCGAATACAGAACTCCCAACGATGTTCAACGGAAACTGTCTAAAGTTCTGGCCTCTGGTTATCATGGACGCCATCCTTTTCCCAGGTTTACGTCCCCCCACGAGTATCCTGGGTTTGAGTTCGCGTACAAAATAGAAAGCTTCTTGCCACTCAAGTCTGGTGGTCCCATATACATAAGTTTTCTTTGATATGATGTAAGTATTTTTTCTGATTCTGGATTAAATAAAATTCCGTACTCACTGCACATATATTGAGCAAGTTTATATCGTAGGTATTCTATGTAAGACGTGTCATATCCCTGTATTCCGTTATTGATAAATGTATAGGTCGTGTAGTTAGGAATATTGTATGGATTTGTAAAGCTCTGTGTTACGTCTTGTAAATCAGTGGTCAATGTCACGTCCACAAGAAATATTTTCGCCTTCATCTTCATTACGTAAGGCTGATCGGGAATAAAATAGGCACCAAAGGTACCGCCTCCTACACCACGTTCAACATTGTAGGAAAAAGGCAGCGTATAAATATTGTCTACACGGGAAGACCCAAAGTAATTTGATCGGGATGTAGGCACCATTGGGTAGCGAACAACGCCAATATTAAAAGTAGAGGTTTCAATTGCTGCAACAAAGGGGAGAAAATAATATTCCTGGGTCGGAACAGCATTAAAAGTAATGTACTGCCAATATGGTATAAGGTCTGTTTCAATCTGCTTAAAGTTAAGCAAATCATTGAGCATCTGTAGGCCATCATAAATCTGATCCCCCGTAGGAACCTGGAGATTTCTCGCAACAATGCCTGATAAAAACCAAGAGCGGGTTATTAAGTCTTGTGCTGTATATGCCATAACAACCCCTCCTGAAAACCACCATCCCGAGAAAGTCCTCGAGATGGTATTTATTTATACCAATGCTGGGTATGCAGTGTTAGAAACACCAGTCCAGCTAGCTACAGTTACGGTTACAGCATCAGAACCAGAGGTGACCTTATAGTCAATCTCAGGCTTTGAAGAACCAACGCCTGCAATGACCTGCACGTATTGGGTCTGGGCAACACCTGCTGCAGCTCCTGTGATGGTCACAAGGTTTGCTGTAGCACTAGAACCTGTTGGCCTAAATTGCACAGTGTCACCAACAGCCGCTGGTGTGAAAGTCACAAAGAGCCATACGACAATGTTTGGAAGAGTCGTCGTAGGGATTGCGCTATTGGTTGTAAGGTCTATTGCTGTAAAGCTCGTTGCCGTACCACCACTCAATACAGAAATCGCCGGACTATTCACATAGGTAATCGCGTTCTTCATGTTTTGAGGCTTGAAGGTCGCATACACAAAGTGAGATGAGCCATCGGTTTGAGTAAAGCCAACTAACCTTAAAGAGTCATATCCTGCTGGCAATATGGGTGCGGCATTTGATGTCAATGACAATAGGCCTGCTGGCAGGTTATAGCCCCTTGAGTCTGCAATGAGATAAATTGCATAGTTCGTAGACGCTGCAATTGTTCCTGTGTCTACACCGTTTGCGCCACTAGATGCTGAGTTAATCAGGATTGGTTGCTGATAGTTCTGAAATAGTATCGCAGGATTAATATTGCCGTTGGCATCAGGCCAAGAAACCGGAATATCTATTACGTCATTGCCATCACGTGCTTGTCCTGGTGCCAATGCAATTACTGTGGTAGACGCATAGGAAATATTTAATCCATCTACATACAGGTGAGGCAATTGATAAATTGGATCGTTCTGTATTTGTGGTGTTGAAAAAGTAGCCATGTTTAGTTCTCCAAAAAATTAGCCAGGTGGTTACAATTTGTAACCACCATAATCATCTAGCCTTGTGACAGAGGTATGATGTATCGCATGGAGTACTCAGGTACAATCACAGAACCATGTGTTTCATCGTAAATCATGCCTGTTTGGTTTTGTCCAAAGAGCGAACCGTATGTCAACCTCAAAGAACATGCGGTGTCATCGTCATATTCGTTTGCAGTGTCATAAGGGCTTTGTTCTGGCAATTGAGGCATGGCCAAGTAGAACGCATCCCCTCCTAATATACCGCCGCATCTGTGGCTTGGAAGACCAAGGACTTGCATGCCTGCAACAATAGGAGTGTTTACGTTTTGGTTCGCACCGCCTGCCCAGTTGAGTGCAGGAGTTATGCTAATTGTCACAACACCACTAGAGTTAGAAGCAGCATTGGCTGTTGCCCTAAACTGCACTTGGTTGGCGGAATTAAAATGCCCAATGAAGGTCAAATAACGCGCATTTGTTTGGCCTGATACACCGTCTTGGAAGGCAAACAAGTCGCCTGCGAACACGGCACTTGCATCACTAGTTGAGGCACCAGAAAAAGTGATTTGTGTTACGTTTTGGCCTGTTGGGTCGTTTGTTGAAACCACAGTCAAAGTTTGTTGGTTAACGCCTGTGTTTCCTGATACGTGGATTGGCATCAAGTTTGATTGATAGTAGCTAACACGAGGAGTACCAAAATCACCTACTTCCCAACTCATTGCAATTTCATCATTTCGATGTGGCACGAATTGGTTTAAGCCGTTCCCGACGATAGCAGGGACCACGGTATCAGGTAGGTATACTTTGATTCCTTCAGCTACAGAGCCGTAGTTCTTGAAGAACATGATGCTTTGCGCGAGCTGTTGATATGAGCTTAAACTTGTGCTTCCGTTTCCGAAGAACCTATATGGTCCTGAGAACGTGTTCTGTGTGTTCGTCAATTGGCTTGTGACCGCAGACGCCCAGTTCAATGCAATGTTCCCTTCAACCTGTGTTGCAAGTTCTGCAATGGCAGACTTTCCGAAGACTCGCATATAGTCTTCTTCGCCTTTCTCTAAGTTAAAGATACGTTGTTGGGAAGTCACTGCGAAGCTTGTATTGTTTGCTTGGTCGCAAGTCAAGGTCTGTACGCGTTGTACTGCAGGCTGGAAGCTTGCAACAAGACTTGCAGTGGTTGTAAACCTAGGGGGAAGGTCAAAAGTGACCGTTGAGCCTAAATTTGCCTGGATGTTGTCAAAGTCTTTAAATTTTGTATTTGCTGTAGAAATATGGCAGCAAAGGTTTTGTAAAAGTGCAAGACCAGAACGTTGATAGGTTTGCACCTGTTGTAAAATATTTGTGGGAAAAACAGCCATGTTAAGTTGCTCCTAAC